CTGGTGGTAGACAAAATACAGCTGCTGGTACTTATAGTTTAGTAGCAGGTGGTTGTTTAAATCAAGCAAATAATATACATGACGTTATTATAGGTGGTAGAAGTAATACAATTACAGCTTCAACATATACACAAGGTTGTAATATTATTTTAAATGGTTGTAATAATACAATTACTGCATCAAGTTATGGTAGAAATGTTATTTTAGCAGGTGATACAAATTCAGTATCAGGTGGTTATAATACAATTATGGGTGATAATAATACAACATCTGGTTCTTATAATACATTAACAGTTGGTCAATGGAATACTTTAAGTGGAAGATATAATTTAGTATCTGGTAGACAACATATAGTATCTGGTAGTAATAGTATAGCAGCAGGACAATGTAATACTATAACAGCATATGATTCAAGTGCATTTGGTCGTAGTAATGTTGTATCATGTAGATATAGTATGGTAACAGGTAGATGTAATAGTGCAAGTGCATATGGTTCAGTAGCTGCTGGATATTATTCATGTGCATATTTAGAAAATTCAATTTCATTGGCTAATGGTCAAGTTACATACCAAGGTGATTCACAATCAACAGTAACATCATGTGGTGGTGGTTGGAACTTTAGTTCAGGGGGTTCAGCTATACCTGGATGGTATTTACAGCCTGCAGGTACTGATAGATTATGGAATGTAATTGCTAAATGGTCAGCAGTAGTAAGTGGTATATCAGGGACAGCATCAGGTATAAATATTGGTGATTATGCAATCGGTGAACATTCATTTGCTTTTAGTAAAGTTTCTTCAACTATTACACCATCTGTAGCAACTCAAATTTATAGAATTGATGGGGGTTCAATGTCTGCATTCGGAATTGCATTTAATCCAATGGGTGGCCAATTAATACAAGTTACATCACCAACGTTTAGTGGCGGTGGTTCAATTACTATTAAAATAACTGTTAAGTTTGAACTTATAGAAATTGGAGCTTAATTAACACAAAATTAATTTAATGGCGACACTTCGAGTTTATCGATTTGTCGCCATTTTACTTTCTAGTTAAAAATAAATTTGTTATATTTACCTATAATTAATAGCAAATGGAATTAGGAGTACACAATCCAGTTAGAGTTAAAAGCACGCAAGATGAAGGAATCATTATTATTGGTGGAATAATAGATTTTCATTTAATATTGGACACAATGAAGAGTATCGAGGTATTAAGGATATTTTAATTGGATATGCCTACGACCAACATCCACCGAAATTTATTATTGTAACTAAAACATCACAATAAATGCATTTAGAAATAGAAAGAAAATTCCTCTTATCAGACATGCCTAGAGTAAAGCCTGATAATTTTATGTTGATTGAACAATTTTATTGCCAGCATAAAAAATTAAAATATCGTGTTAGAAGTATAACTTCATGGGAAGATAATAAAAGAAAAGTTGAATACGTTCAAACTATTAAAAATAAAATTGAACCAGGTGTTTATGAAGAACATGAAATTGGTTTAAATGAAGGAGCTTTCAATGATTTAAAGAGATATTCAAAGAAAAGAATTGCAAAATATAGATACATCTACAAAATCAATAAGAAACTTAAATGGGAAGTTGATATTTTCCAAGACATGAAACTTGTAATAGCTGAAATTGAAATACCTACCAAAGATTTTAAATTCAAGATTCCAGAATATATTAAAGAAAAAATAATAATGGAAGTTACAGAATTTGAACAATTCACAAACTTTAATCTAGCTAAGGAGATTTAATCTCCTTTTTTAGGGTCCATTTGCGATAAATTAAAATATATAACTCATAAAATAATTTAGAACAATGACACCTAAAAAACCTAAAACTCTTGGCGAGAAGTATGCTGCACCTACTCCTGTTAAATGGAGAAAAATTGGGGATGCTATATTATTAGGTAGTACTGGTCTATCAGCTTTGATGATGGGTGCACCCATTCCTGATAGAGTTCAAACTTGGGTAGTATTTGGATTAAACGTTCTGGGTTTAGCAGGTAAGATAATAACAAACTTCTTTACAGAAGAAGATATTCAAAAACCATAAAAAAAGGAGCTTAAGCTCCTTTTTCTTTTTTACCAGCAAATGTGTTCACATGGATAAATGTCATTTACATGAACTCTATGACTACATGGGTAAATATCATTTACATGCTCTCTGCATAAAACGCCATTATACCAATATGTATGTGTACAAGGGCCTAAATCGCCTAAATTATGTACAACATGTGTACAAGGACCTAAATCACCTAATGGATGACAAGGGTAACTTGTATTAAGCTTGAATGAAGATAATAACATTACTGCTAATGCTAATACTACGATTGTTTTCTTTTTCATTTTTTAGTTTTATTTTATTTTATTATATAACGTGTGTTTATTAACACATATTTTCTGTTTCGTCTTCAAACATATAGACTTGTTCCAAGAACCATTGTAAATTATGCCAATTTTCTCTTCTATTTGAAGTAAAGTCTTCTATTAACTTATAAACTCTTTGCCTTTGATAGTAACCTGAATTTATAATACTATCAGGCCATCCCATATTAATTTCATTTTCAGACCAATGTCTACTAAAATCAGGCTCACCCTTTTCCTTTAAGAAAATATCAGGATGCCAATAGTCCATATAACATGTAGCATATCCAATATTCTTAAGCATTCTATCATTTAACTCTTCTATAGTTTGTGGCAAATGCTTATATGTTTCTGGATTATCTAAATCTACTTCAGGACCAAATGGTCTTTCATAATGCTTTCTCATCCGTTAATTACCTCTCTTAATATTTTATCAAATATAGTTTTCGCATTATAATCTAATTGACCATCGACCATTATGCGAGATTTTAAATCATGTAAACTAATAGACTGCTTACCTGCTTTCTTGGATTCACTTGGCCCAGCAGTTTGTTTACTGCCTGACAGTTGATTATATAAATCTTGAATGCTAATACTTACTTCACCTTTTTTCAGTCCTTTCAGTTTTAAACTGATTGTTTGGTCAGCTGTTAACGTAACTAATACTTCGCGACCATCGACTTCTATTGTAGAAACTCGAGTTATATTTTTATTTAATTCTGATGCCATTATTTTCCAATATAATTATAAACAAATTTAATTTTATTCTCTTTCCAATATTTTTCAGCCTCATCAGAATTATTCCAAAACATAAAATGCTTACCATACATTCTTTCAACGTGTTTCATTTTTTCAATGTTGAATTCGTGGCCATTATTAAAAGATAATGGTAAATTATCGATTTTAATTGTATTATTAAAATCTCGATATGAGTATGTTAATAAAACAACTGGTAAATCTATAGTCGCGTAGACTTTATAATATACATCTTTAGTTTCCATTATTTTTTAATTATTTTAACTAAACCATATGGGTCCATTGTACCTTCTGCCATTATTTTAATATCTAGTGTATAATCAAGGTCTTTGCAAATTTTATTAATTAAATTGTTTATATTATAATTAACACCTAATTCTTGCATAGCTTTAAACCCAATATTAAATGCTATAGTTGCTACTTGTTCGGGGTTAAACTGACTGTTTTTTGATTTAATCAAATCGTTATATTCTTCTAAGTCAATTGTAACTTTAGGTTTATCATATCCCATCTTTATCTATTTTAATTGTTGAATATTTACTAGTAATTATTTTCTTTGTTGAATATTTAGATTTCTTTCCAAATAATCTTCTCAAAAACATTTTAAATCTAGACCATCTACTTATATTTTCAGGCACTGTTACAGATTTCCATGGTACCCAAACTATACCCTCTTTTATTACATTGTCTGTTAAATTAACACCTGTTAATGTAATATTATGTTCATTTGTTTTATTCCATTTTGCAACCTCATCATTAATGAGTCTTATTTCATCGGAAATATGTTGAATATTATGAACTGTATTATCTTCTTTTAATTCACCTATTCTACGAGATGAAATGTATAAATTTTCATCTTTGAATTTATCGGTAATTTCTTTAGCATCTACAGTATTATAAAAATGCATAGTACCAAATTGATGATAACCAATTTCTTTACCTTTATAAGTGACAGGAACTCTTTTAGAATCGACATAACACTCGTCAATCTTTTTAGAACCTAACTCAAAACATTTTTTAAGAATTTCTTTATCGATATTCTCATTAAGTTGCTTTATTAGTTCAGCTTCTCTTTTTTGAATTTCTTCAAATGGATTATTTGAAAGATTGTCTTCCATTAAATAACGTGTTCGATGTTAACAATACTTTTTTCTAATTGTTTATTATATGCAGCTAAGTCATTAATTCTTCTAGTTAACTGGTCAACTAAAGATTCATCATAAACTCTTTCTTTTACCTGTTCTGAACCTTCTTCTACTCTATTATCTCTTAATTTATAAGAGACAGTATAAACTCTAGAATTAATATCTTTTAATGTGTTTAATTGTTGGTCGAATTGATTTAATAATTCACCAATAATAGTTTCTCTAATTTTTTTCTTCTTTAACTTCCATAATTCTATTTTAGTTATTATAGCTAATTATTTTAAAATGTTTTTTAATCTAGATATCTCTTCGATAACATCATCGCCTAATTCAATCTTTGACATTATTGATAAATCAGCAACTTGATTTTCTAGGACTTTAATTAATTCTTGTTGTGCATTGAATTTATTTTCATCCATTAATTTATACTTAATATTATCGCGACCTTTTTGAGGATTCATATAAGGACCCTGAATCCATTCGCCACTTCCCCAGAAATAAACAAATTCCGGTTTCTTTTTAGTAAATCTACTTGCCATTTGGTTGTGCAGTTTAATATGTTCTTCGTATTTATTTACACATGCGAATATTACTGACTTAATTAAATCACTATTTACTTTGAATTTAAAATAAGGATTAGGATGATTATCATCTGGACCTGTTAAAGTAATTGAATTTACTTCATTTTCAATAATATCAAATAAATTATCAACTTCAATTTCTGGATATTTACCTTTTAAATGGTCTATAAATCCAGCCTTTCTTTGTTCAGGAGTAGTCATCATTATTCTAAAATCAAACTCAAAACTTTGTTTAGGATTTAATTTTTCAAGACGAAATAATGCACGATTAGCTTGACGTTCAACATCTTGCCAAAATCCATAAGACTCTATACAATTATCAAACTTAATTTCAGTATCACCGTATTTAAAATCAATACTCGTGTCTATACTTGTTTTGTTTTCTATTAATTCTATATCTTTCATTTTAATATCCTCCATTTAATTTTTGTTGTATGTTATCTTTGAAATAATTTAAGCTATCAACATTAGTTCTTAAATTATACATAGAAGTTTGAATCTCTTGCATATTTCCAATAAAATATGAAATCATTGCAGACTGTACCATTGCTGGGAAATTCTTTGCAATTTCTTCTTTAACTATTTCCCACTTTTGTTTTAATTGTTCGTCTTCCTTTACTAAAGTAGTAATATTTTCAGAAAATGTTCTAGAAGCTGCAGATGTAATATCTTCAATCATTCGTTCACGTGAAGACTTATAACCTTTCATTTTATCATTAAATTGATAACTTCCTCTAATTTCATTATCATCTTTTTTAGTCCAGTCTACATTATCATAGCTTGAACCTATTTTAATAGTACCAGCTTTTACTTGGTCAATTAAACTTTGTTCATACGCAGCTCTCTCAAATCCACTTGGTTCACTAAGCCACTTTACAATTAAGTCTTTTGCTATTTCACCTTTCTGTTCAGTTGTTAAAGACTTAAATAAATCTTCAACCGTTGAGCCAAAATTGGCCGAATCGATATTAATTACTACTTGCATATTATTGTTTTAAATTATCCAATATAAATCTTATCTGGCATAAATCCAAATATAAATTCTGTTACGCTGCAAAGCCACATTTCCTTATTATATTTTTCACCATACCATTCTTCTAAATGATATATTGCACCACCTGTAACTGGGGTATCTGCAACTTTCTCAAGTAAATGAGATTTAGTTTTAACAGGTTCAGTATCAACTTCGAATGGTGTTAATGAAATAGTTAAATGAACATCTCTTTTTGCAGGACTATAACCTGTCACCATTTCTAAAAAATCATCTGCACCTAGTACCATTTCTAAATCTGCTTTAGACCCAGTCCATTCTGGTAAATCAACATACCATGCCTTTCTACCTATTCCTGTTTTATCTCTATAAAATCTAAATGTTCTCTTTTCCATTTTAATATATTTTTACAAACTTAGATTTACCTTTATCTGAATGTCTGATAACATCGGCAGAATAACTACCACCATCAAAGGCATCTCTAAAGCTTTCTTTAACTAATTCACCACTAAATTCACTTATACCGTGTGCAGGTACTGTACTATGACCCATTTCAAAGTTATCCGTTGTTGTAACAAATATAGCTTCAGGGTCCATCTTTTGTAATTTCTTAATTACGTCTTTTACTTTAATTGCCATTTTTATTTTCTTTTAAAATTTCTATACATCTCTCGATTATAAAACGTTTACTTTCTATTTTACTTCTAACACCATAACAAGGGTCTGTAATTACTATAGTTCCTTTAAATTTCATTTTATTCTTGATTATTATATTCCTCTAAAGCCTCGTCAATTAAAATTAATAGTCTACATTTTTGAGAAAATGTTAGTTTACTAGCGACCATTAAGTTCATCAATTCATCTTCTTCTAAATTTGACTTTTCTCTTTCAATACATCTTTCTAAAATAAAATCATATTCATCGTCATTAATGCGAAGATAAGATTTCATTTGATTATCAAATAAATCACCTAATCCACCACTTGATGCATATTTAATATCTTCTCTATTTTTTCTTTTTAGGCGACTCATATTATGATATGTAATTTCTACTTAATGGCATTTTAAAAACATCATTAATTTTTGGAGTTATAACTTGTCCAGATTTTAATTCTAAAATACATATATCTGGAGTATTTCCTATTTGATTACCAGAATATGCACATTCATGGAAATGTGCAAATTCAAATTTTGGGCCAATTAACTTTTCAATTAATTTACCAAACATTGTTGTACGACGAACTCTATAAACACAATTACTTTCTTTTTTCATTTTTCAAATATTTTAAAAAAGCGAAAAATCTTCTTCTTTTAAGGTATTTTAAATTACTTTCATTTGCGTAAGCTTCTTTTTCAAAAGATACTTCCATATAGCTTTTACTATACAATTCAATTAAGTACCAAATATAAAAGGGTACTACGAGCATTTCCTCTTGTTGTCTTAGATGAATCTTCTCGTGATTAATTAAAACATCGTCAACTATCGTATCACTTGAAACAAATATAAATGGCCAAAAAGCTAAACCTCTAATTGTCTTAGAATTTCCACCTAAGAAAAAGCCAATTATATTTAAAGCTCTATCACTCCTCACTAACATATATTACATTCTTTTCGTTATAATACTTGTTGAAAATATCTTCAGGTATTGGATTAGTAAATATTACTTTTGCTATATTACCTTCAACAGAAACTATTTCAGCGATATTAAGATTTAACATCTTTTCAATAATATCTTCCGGTTTTTCTTCTTCCATTGTTCCAGTTTCTTCGTCTATTGTTTTAACTTTACCAAAACATAATTGCATTTTACCACCTACAAATTCATGTGGTTCCATTTTAGCATGTTTTAAAAGTAAATCAGTTAATTCGAAATAATATCCTATAACTTCTTTTTTCATTATATTTCTGCTAATAATAAATTACTACTTCTTCTACTTAAGACTCTACATTTCCTATTAGTGGCATTGTGTAAATTAGTCATAACTATAGTCGCAACTGAAATACTAAACTCAGTTGTTATATAATCCCACTTATTAGTTTCAGAATTAAACATTTCTATAGCGTAATTACCATCTTCAGTATCTTCATTTACTCTCATTGTTTTCATTTTGCGAATATTTTAGTTATAGTAATCACTCCATTTTTAATAGCAGGTTCATCCCATGAACTTGCTGCAGCTTCACCCATTCCATTACAAGAACCTAAACCTGGAGTTCTAAATATACCGTCTTTATCTTTTCCACATACAGTAAATACACTTTCCATTTCTACTTCAACTTCCCACTCATCACAACCAGAAATTATCATGCTATCAATTGAAGTATATTCACTTTCGTCAACTAAAAGTTCAGGTATATCTAAATCTTTACGAGTTGATGCTATAATAACTCTTTGATTTTTTAAATCAATATCGTTTGGATTATGAATAGTCATAAGCATCGAAGTACCATCATTCAATGTTTCAACTACCCCATACCCCACTCGCGGCTTAGAGCCGCAGAGTAAGTAAAATTCCTGGTCAATGTATTTTAATGTATATTTATTAGTCTTCATCTTCCTCGTTTTCATCAAAATCTACTTCAGTCTCTGATTCAGGAGTAGGTTTTGCAAATTGGAAAACTAAAATATTTGCAATGTGGTTGAATTCCAAATTGTTTTTGTTTTCACCTGTAATTTTATTATAAACATGATTTGGAACTGTATTAGCCAAAGCATGAATAAAATGAGTTAAATTATCACCTTCATCTAATTCTGCAGGGTTGATATACAATCCATTACTTTCTTCTTCGTCAAAGATTTCACCAAGTTTCTCTGTAATTAATGCTGCGTACTGTAAGTACTTTTCGTTTTGTTTACTCATCGTTTCCTTTAAATTGTTCGTAATTTACTAAAGCTCTATCTACTTTATCTTGTAGATTTATTGGGAATAAAACGTTGCCATTAAAAATATCATCAGCTTCATCTAAAGCTTCATATAAATCTTTTGCAACATCTTCTATTTGTTTATTGCGTAATTCATAGAATTTAACCATCATACTCAATACTTTATCTCTGTCAATGAATTGTTTGCCATTGATGATAAGTACCTCGAGCTTCATTAACTCATCGATTTTCTCTTGTGGTAAATTAATTTCTAAATCCATTATATTATTTATTATAAGTAAATATAATTAATAGTTTTAATAACCCAAAGTTATTTACTTAAATCACGTAAAATAATTAGTAATGGAAGTACAGTATTTAATTCATTACTATCAAGTGCGTAATCATCATCACCATTCATATACTTGCGGTGCTTATCTAGTAAATCTCGATAATGTTCCTTTAAAAATTTAATTGCTGATTCCTTCTCCGTTAATGTTTGATTCATTTCTATGCCAGTTTAATTCGTATTCATGACCATCTTTATATTCTTTCCATTTCTTATCCCATGGTCCTTGGAATAATAATGTTAAACAACCATTCGATTTGTTTATACTATGATACGAATCCTTCGGAAAATATTTTATGAATGATGTTCTTTTCTCATACACGATAGATTTATCTTGTTTTAAAATGCCCTCAACTTATTCTTCATACCACGAGGATTATAAACCTCACTCTTCTTTCCACCCATACACGTCATCGTCCCAAACCCCCTTCTACGACTCAACCTCCTCACACTATCAGCCACCTCACCAGTAGTAACCTCAATCGTATTCCCAGTCTTATGATACACAACATCCACAACACCAACCCGCTCAACACTACTACATCCAACACACTCACTGTACCCCATATTCACCCGAACCTCAGGTATCACCGAACCACACTTACACTTCATATCCATACTCATTTTTAAAATATTCATAAACCTGAAAAAGCGCGCCAAAACCAACCTCACCAACATTCTCATACTCACCATACACTAAAGAACAACTCTCACCATACCGAATAACACCAGCCTCTATATCAACCTGATAACTATTACACCCACCCTCCTCTGGACAACCCCAATCACTCTCCACATATATACAACCAGCCCGATAATCATACCGGAAATTATACCAACCAAACTCAACATTCTTATCCTCATACCACCGACCCAACCCCTCAAAGAATATCAACAACTCCAATATCTCATCATCCGTATATACCCGTTTCATATTACAATATAACAAACCCTATCCACCACCTAAAGTCCCATTACGTATACCAGCCCGAACAGCCAACCCATCCAACCTCTCACTAAACCGAATATCACACCACTCCTGCCACCTATCATAAAACTCCCCCATCTTAACCTCACGAACATCATCAGGCATATCCACACCCATTTCCTCAATAAACCGCTCAACACGATATACCCATATCCCACACCCCCTACTATCACGCTCATACTCCTCATATATACGCGAACTAATATAACCAATATACTCCCTATAAATATCCTTCATATTTATTATACACCCTCACCAGCATCCAGATTCATATCTCTCAGACTATATCCAACCACCCTTATATAGACTGCTTTCCAAACACCACTCTGTATCTAGCTGCCTGGGATGGTAGGTAATCCCAATACCAAAAAATATTCTATTAACCAGTCCACAATAAACATTTTATCAAATCCCCTGCCAGGCAGATATCGAACTTTTATACCATACCCTCTAATCACCCAAAATCATAATAGAACCAATAGACGGGACACCACACGAGATAGTAGACCCAGAAGCACTAATAGAGACTCAAAATAGATGTTGCCCCAGGGAATCCAGATGTTATCCCTGAAAATCCTTATCCACGTATGAAATAAGACAGGGGATTTTTTTGAAAATACCCTTGGTGGACTTTTTCGGTCTATTACAGGGATTGTGAAAAAGTACAGGGAATCAGTAGACCCTGTATTTTGTTGGGGATGAGGTTAGATGCCAGCCCATACAGAATTTGCAGAGGTATGTATATAGTTGGGTTCCGGTATGGGCCATAGAGAATTTGCCTCTTATCATGGCTTCGTCTATATCTTGGTAGCGGTTCTTCCGGTCACAG